CGCTGACCAAACTTTAATGAATTTGAGATGCAATTATGTGGCAATGTAGCGGATGTCCCTTGGCAGGGTTACATCTGGTTATCATAGTGCCAGTGCAGTAACTACATAAAAACTGCGCCTCTCATTAACTATAAATACATATGACTACAAAAAACTACCTAATCGATTGGCCCAATGGCACAATATCAATCATCACAGCAGACAATCCAGATGAACTATTCTGGCGCATGGATGAAGAAGGCGATCCAACATTCCCTGATATAAAAATCTACATACTTCCAGAGTATTTCCACATTGGCACACAACTAATCAATAACAAGATTCAATTCTCAAACTACGAAGAAAAAGACTTGAAACCCTACAGATTCCCAAAAAACTTCGCATCAAAGGCATTTCAACGCGCATATCCAAACGCTTCACTTGAAACAATAGAAAGCATCAAATCTCAACTTCGCATTACATGACTGAAAAAACATTAGCATACCCATCGTGGACTTGCGTCCCATGCGGTAAAGAATACGGATCACTGAGAGGCAAGGAAAACGATCAGGTTAGTTGCTTCCACTACGGGAAGTGTGATGTCTGTGGAAAAAATTCAGAAGTCACAGAACCAAGAGACTTTGGACACTTCAAAGAATGGTTTAAGTAAATGAACTGGACACCAGATCAACTCGCAGAAAAAGGATACACGCTCAATCAAGATGGATCATATTCACCTAATTCTAAAAAGCTACTTAACACCCTCACTAAACACGCTCCTAAACAAACACTGGTCGCACTACCTCAAGGAGAAGAAACTCGCAGCAAACGCACTCGAATCATCATTACGAGATATTCTTGCAGACCACTCGACTGCGACAACTACGCAGGAGGATGTAAGCCAATTATTGACCAACTACGCTACGCTAAACTCATACGCGATGACTCGCCAGAAGACATCGAAGTTGAATTCAAACAAGTCAAGGTCAAGCACAAGATCGAAGAACGCACGGAAATCGAAATCAACGAGAATCGATGATTGAAGATGGAATAACAACGAATGTCATTTTCGAGGAAACATACTACACTAACAACTCGGTTTCCGAGATGATAACAACAACAAAAAACACGTCAAGACTTATTTTCAAGCAACTAAAATAGATTATGAGTGAAGAAGTTATAAAAGAAAAAAATAAAGGTGGAAGACCGACAATTTACACACAGGCACTTGCTGATGAGATTTGTGAACGACTTTCACATGGAGAAACACTAAGGAAAATGGTTCTGGATGAGCATATGCCACCATCAGGAACGATCTATAGGTGGCTTGATAGCAACGAAAGCTTTCGTGAGCAATACGCACAAGCGCGTGTTCGCCAAGCTGACTACTACGCAGAGATGATCATCGATGAATCCTTCGGAGCGCATGATGCCAGCATTGGCCGATTACGCATGGATGCGCTCAAGTGGGCATCGTCTAAGATCGCTCCTAAAAAGTATGGCGACAAGATCGAACTGGAGAGCAACAACAACCAGAATTTGACGTTATCGTTCAATGTCCCTTCCCGTGGCAATGACGTAGAAATCATCGAACTTGAAGACGCTAAACAGTTAACGCTGGAAAAGTGATCAATTATCTATTATCTACCTTATATGAAGTTATCAACTGAAACTGCCGCAGAAACACTTGCTGGCAAGCCATATACAATGGAAATTGAGGATGAGATTGACAGTCTCAAATCTGTTATCAAAGCACTTCGTCGCAATGCAGCGGAGGACAATTGCTACATTTTGGCACTGGAGGAGGCAATAGATGATGCCAAAGCTTGCTTTCATGCAGGAGAGTCTTCATGGAATATGTATGAGGCACTGACACGCACTGAGGACAAGCATAAGCCAAAGATTACGTCCAGATGGGATCATTCAACCAAACCATCCAAGTTCATCGTCTACGAAGATGGCAAGGAGGTATATCGAGGTAACTACGTTGACGGAGAAAAAATAATAAACAAATGAGATTCCACATATTGGGTTTACCCCACACAGTAACAAGTAAAGAGTTTAATGCCTGCGCTTACACGCAAAAGGTAGTCAAGTTCGGCAAGATGATGACGGCAAGGGGCCATGAGATCATCCACTACGGACATGAGGATAGCGTTCTGGACTGCACTGAACACGTTAGCGTTCTTACCAACGATGACTTCCAGAAGTCCTATGGTTCGCATGACTGGCGCAAGACGTTCTTCAAGTTCGACATGAACGACCATGCATACAAGACGTTCTTCGAAAATGCCATTCGTGAAGTAGGCAAGCGCAAACAGAAGCATGACTTCATCCTGCCGTTTTGGGGTAGCGGTGTTCGTCCAGTAGTAGACGCTCATCCTGACCTTATAGCGGTTGAGCCGGGGATTGGCTACGCTGGAGGCCACTGGTGCAGGTTCAAGGCGTTTGAGAGCTATGCAATCTACCATGCCTATTATGGTCTTCCTGCCGTTGGATCGTGCAAGCAGGACTGGTATGACGTAGTTATCCCAAACTACTTCGATGCCGACGATTTCGTCTTCAATAGCGCGAAGGAGGATTACTTCCTTTACCTTGGCAGGGTCTACAGCGGCAAAGGCGTTGATGTGGCTATACAGGCAACAGAGCGTGCAGGAGTCAAGCTGGTCATCGCAGGTCAAAAGGAGGAAGGATATAAACTTCCAGACCATGTTGAATATGTGGGCTATGCTGACGTTGCGAAGCGCAAGAAGCTCATGGCATGCGCAAGGGCAAGCTTTCTGCCATCGATGTATGTCGAGCCATTCGGTGGCGTTCAGATTGAGAACTTGCTATCAGGCACTCCAACCATCACAACTGATTGGGGCAGCTTCGCGGAGAACAACCTGCACGGCATCACTGGCTATCGATGCAGGACGATGGGTGATTTCGTTGATGCGATCAAAAACATTGACAGGATCAATCCATACGACTGCCGCAAGTTTGGTGAGAACTTTACGCTTGAGAGGGTTGCACCAATGTATGAGAAGTATTTCAGTGACGTGCTTGATGTCTACACTGGAAAGGGATGGTATGCTGACGGCAACGGAATCGACGCAATGACAAGGTTTTATCCAAGCAACGTATGAGTGACTACACATTTGAATCGCAATACTGGGGGGATTGTTGCAATACGTTTGACGAGGATCAGAAGCATTACGTCTACGCTCGTTACATGGGATTGAAACAAGTTGGCTACTCGTTTGACGTAGCAGGCGCAAGGATCATTGACATTGGCGGCGGGCCTACATCGATGCTGCTCAAGACGATTAACCTTGGTGATCGTGCGCTGGTAGTTGACCCGTTGCAATATCCATCTTGGACATATGCAAGGTATGAGGCAAAAAGAATTGAATCGCTTGTAATGCGAGGTGAAGACATTTGCGTTACCAGTTTTGACGAGTGTTGGATTTACAACTGCCTTCAGCATACGGACGATCCAGAGCGAATCATCCAGAACGCATTCAACGCAGCTAAAACACTTCGCATCTTTGAATGGGTTGACGTGCCAGCGCATGATGGTCACCCAATTGAGTTGACAAAGGATAAGCTGGACGCATGGATCGGCAAGGAGGGTCAGACGATTCAGCTTGCGGAGTCAGGATGTTTTGGTAAAGCATACTACAACACATACACACATGAGTAATACAACACCATACCAACAGTTCGTGAACGCAATCGTTAAGCCGGGGCATGAGATACTGACCCAGTTGACACCAACGCAAGCGCATATCTTGCACATGGCAGTGGGAGTGTCAGGCGAGGCAGGAGAGTTGCTTGATGCTGTCAAGAAGCATTGCATCTACCAGAAGCAAATCAATCTTGAGAACGTTATCGAGGAAGCTGGAGACATTCTTTTTTACTTGACTGGATTGTTGAATGAACTCGACGTGACGCTTGAAGACTGCATTAACGCCAATACTGCTAAGTTAAGCAGACGTTATGCGAGCGGCAGCTACAGCAACGAAGCTGCGATTGCGAGAGCTGACAAGGTTGAGGAAGTCAAGCAAGAAAATTCTATTCCAAACATTGAAGATGATTTTGATGATGTGAAGATCGAGCGTGTTTGCAACCTTGATGATGAAACTTGCGAGTCCTGCCAATGAGCGACTGGGATCAATACGCACTTGGCATTGCCGAGGTGGTGGCGAAGAAGAGTAAAGACCCGTGGAGGCAAGTTGGTGCTGTGCTGTTGCGGCATGACAACACGATTGCGGCTTGTGGCTACAATGGTTTTCCAGCGCACATGAAAGAGGATTGGAGTGATCGTGAGCGCAGGAGGAAATACGTTGTCCATGCGGAGCAGAACGCATTGCGCCATGTCAAGCCAAATGAATGCAGGGTGATTGCGTCTACTACACTTCCATGTAATGACTGTTTGAAATCGCTTGCTTCGTATGGCATCAGGCGTATCGTCTATCGAGAAACCTATCCAACGGATGAATCGACAATTCTTCTCGCGGCAGATTTCGGAATAGAACTAATAAATATATGAATAAAACACCAGAGACGGATGCCTTCGCAAAGGCGATGTATTCAAGAGGAGTGGACTCCCACCACGACGGTCGTGAAGCACTTAAGCACGCGAAAAGGTTAGAACGCGAGCGCGACGAGGCGCGGGAGCTATTAGCAAGCGAGAAAATCACCCGCAACCATATCATCCAACGCGGAATTGAAATGCAGAAAGAGCGCGACGAGGCGAGGGAAGCGTTGAGGGAGATATGGCAATCTGGAGATGCCTTTTTGCCTTACGTTGACGAAGAAACAACAAACCGCTGGCGCAAGGCCGCTGGATGGGAGGAAACAAAATGAGCGAACTGGAACATTCACGCGATGAGTGGGCGGCAATGTGTGGCAGATATAAACAAGAGCAAGACGAGTTGCTGGAGCATTTGCGAGAAATAAAAGAATACGGCACGGAGGAAATCAATGCCGCCGTCGAGTTGCGGCAGAAACTTGCTCACGCTCTTGTCGATTTGGATAATATGCAAGACCAACGTGATCTTGCAATGAAAGTGATGAAACGTCTTGAGCAAGAACGCGACGAGGCGAGGAAAATCGCCAGTGAACTTGCAATACAGGCAGAACGACTCCGCAAGGGGCGAGACGATGCGCGGGAGCAAGTCAAAGAGTTGATTTATATTGCAGTAAGAGCCATTGAATTAGCTGAAATCGATTTTGAAAATGACAAATTCGGAGTTGTGTCTGAGCTACGCAATGATTTAGAAAAAATAAAAGAATCAAAATGACTAAGCAACAATTGTGGTCTAAGTATGTTGACAAAAACCCATCTTTTGATGGATTGGGAACAATAACAATGTCTGCAAGAGGTTTGCGTAAATTGTTTAATCAAACTTGGGATGTTGCGTTTGAGTCTGGATTGAAACAAGAGTTTGAAGATGACGATGAAGACGAGTATCCAGAACCGATTAAGCATAGTCAAGAAGCAATGAACATCTTCAATACTATCTTCGGAAAACGATGAATTCTTTGGAGCAATACCTTGAATACAAAAAAATTGATCCTGTCAAAGCGATGAACGCCTTGCAGGAACATAGGATAATCAGCGACAATTGCATCGATGCAAAAGACGTTTGTGAACGTGGAGTAGCTATAACTTGGTTAGAACAAAACTTTTATAAATTATGAGTGGAGGACATTTTAATTACATTCAATACAAGCTGGAAGATATCTCAAGAGAACTTGAAAATATCATTGTAGAAAACGATTCAGACGAACTGGATGAGTATGGTGAGAAAATTGGAAGGGATTACTCTGAAGAAACGCTTGATGAGTTCATGAACGCAATTGTATTTTTAAAACTTTGCGAGATTTACGTTCAACGTATTGATTATTTATTGAGTGGCGATGACGGGGAAGATTCGTTTCACTCAAATTTAAGAAAAGATATAGATGAGGAAAATGAATAATGGAAGCTAAAGCAACACTTGAATTTAACCTGCCAGAGCAGGAACATGACTTTAAATATGCTATTGCTGGTATCGATGCGTTGTTGGCAATTAACGACTTGGATCAAGAATTGAGATCAGCAATGAAGTATGAGTCTGGTGAATTGTCGCATTACATTGATGCTACTGATGGTTTAGAGAAAAAATGCTGTTACGAAACATTGGATTTGGTTCGTCAGAAGCTGTGGGAAATCCATAACAAATATAAACTTCCAGACTTGATTTGAATCCAAAGGTTAAACAGGCAATTGAGTTAGCGGAAAAAATTCGTGCGGAGGTTGACAATGCATCCGACGAAGATCAGGGATTGTTGCTTGCGGCAAAATATATTCTTACAAATGTTTCAAATACAAGCGGTAACATAAAATTAGATATCCCGTTTGCTAAAAGAGTTGTATTAGAATTCGTGCAACATTTGCTTGACGGAGATCAATTTGAAGCTGCGGCAACTATTTTGTGGGGGCAGCAAGTTTACGATTGGAGGCCGCAATCGAGTAAAGATACTTGGAGGTGCTTGTTCGACTACGACAAGGTGTTAATCCAAGGAGCGGGAGCGATGGGAAAAACCTTTGGTGCTGCGGCATGGTTTCTGCTGGACTGGATGCGTGACCCTCACTACACTTGTATTAAAGTTGTTTCACTCACTGCTGAACACGCTCAACGTAACGTATTTGCTGCTATTAAAAAGTTTTATACGACTGCCTTAGTTAAACCAGAATTTGAAGGTGCTGAGACACTTGTAAAAAGCATACAGGCAAATAGCGACTCTAAGAACGGAATCCATCTGGTTGCTGTTCCAAAAGGCGATAGCGGAACTGGAACTCTTCGCGGATTCCATCCAAGCCCAAGATCAGGCAAGGCTCATCCGAAGTGGGGTAGGATGAGTAGAACTCATGTGGTATTGGACGAAGCGGAAGAAGTTCCCGCTGGCGTTTGGGAGGGTCTGCAAAACATCTTGTCTGCCGCTGATACGGAAGGTGCTAAAGGACGCATTAAAATTTTTGCTGCAAGCAACCCGAAAGATAGAACAAGCGAATTTGGCAAGCGATGCGAACCAGAGCGTGGTTGGGGATCGGTTGATTGCGAGGATGACTTTGAATGGAATTCCCGCGATGCTTGGCACGTCTTGCGCCTTGACGCTGCGAGATGCGAAAACGTGATTGAGCGCAAGATTATTTTTGCTGGTCTTCAAACCAACGAAGGTTACACGGCATACGAGGCCAAGGGAAGGACGGCAGAGTATTTCACAATGGCTCGCGGATGGTTTCCTTCTGAGGGTGTATCGATGGCAATTATCACGCCAAGCATGATGGACAACGCCATGGGTAACGTGCGGTTTATTGGGCCTGTAGTGCCTCTGGCAGCGTTTGACTTGGCATTGGAGGGCAATGATAGCGTAGTGTGTTCTTTTGGGCGTTTTGGTCTATCTGATGGATGGACACCCATGAGCGGTCAGTTTATCGAATTCAAAACTCCAAGGACTGTATTGCAATTGGA